CTAACCCAAAACCTAGTTAATTATGTCAAAGATAAAAGTCAACAGTTTAGAAGGGGTCGGTGCAAGTACACCAGCAATCACTATTGATAATGTTTCTGGAACGTGTACTGCCAATATTACTAATAACCTAAGTAATCGTAATTTAGTAATTAACGGAGCTATGCAAGTGGCTCAACGTGGTACGGCAGCCTCTACAACAGTAGGCCTTGGTTCGGTTGATAGATTCAAATTAATTGGTGCTGGATTGTCAAATACTTTTAGTCAACAACAAATAAGTTTAACAAGTAGCGATACACCTTATTCTTCTGGATTTAGAAAAGCATTTAGAATTAGTCAAAACCAAGCTGGTACTGCTGCTAATTCTGGTGCTGTAGATTTTTCACATTATATTGAAGCCCAAAATGTAGCTGGCAGTGGTTGGAATTATACATCTGCATCGAGCAAAATAACTTTGCAGTTTTGGTTTAGAGCAAGTACGAACCAAACTTTTTATGGATTCCTACTGTCATCAGATGGAACTGTCCAAAGAAATACTTTTAGTTTTACAGCGTCAGGAAATGATACTTGGACAAAGGTAACAAAAACATTTACTGGAAATTCAAACATAACAATAAATAATGACAATGGAACAGGATTGATAGTTTACCTAGTACCTTATTACGGAACTAATTATCAAGGTAGTGTTTCATTAGATACTTGGACTGCTCTTGCTAATAATGAATATGTTCCGACTATGGCTTCAACCTGGCTAACGGCTGGAGCGTCTACATTTGATGTAACTGGTATGCAATTAGAAGTAGGTAGCGTGGCAACAGATTTTGAGCATAGATCATTCAGTCAAGAGCTTGCTTTATGTCAGAGGTATTACTATGACCACGCAAACGGAAATAATGCTCAGAATAATAACAGAGCAGCAATATGCTCTGGAGGAATGTACAATTCTAGTAATTTTTTCGGAGTAATACAATTCCCTGTTAAAATGAGAACTAGACCTTCTTTAGTCAAAACAACTGGTACAGATTACTATAGAGTATATGGTGGAAATGTCTCTGACGGCTGTAATGATGCAGCAACTCAAAATTGGTCAGATCAAGCCTTTGTAGTGAATCTATATGATTCGCTTAGTTTAACTCAAGGTAGCGGTGGTTGGGCTGAAACTAACAACGCATCGGCTTTGATAGCTTTTAACGCTGAACTTTAAATTTTAATTATGGCTTATCCAACTAATCCAATTTATAAATTACATAAAGATTTATCAGGAAATATAGTATCAATTAAAAAACAGAACGGAAATTATGGTTTGCATATTCCATTTGATGAAGCAAACACCGATTATCAAGAGTACCTTGAGTGGGTAGCAGAGGGAAATACAGCCGAAGCTGCTGATTAATTAACCTTTTCCTGCATTTGTCTTGTCATTAACCCCATAGTGACGTAGAGAGGGGATAGGGCTACAATAAGCAGTAATACAAGCACACTTGTAAAAGATAGTGCTTTCAATATTGCAAATTTAATCATGTTTCAAAAAATTGCTAATGTTCTTAGCATTGTTTCTTTTGTTATGGTAGCTTCCATGAGCGGTGGAACGTACTTTGCGTACAAATATGTAACATCAGAACAGTTTCAAACAAAAATGATGAATAAAGTTCTTAGAAATGTTCAAGGAATGATGCCAAAAGTTTTAGAAAAAGGATTACCTGATCTTACTGGCCCATCTTTACCAGTACCACCAACAATGCAAAAATTAAAAATATGAAATGCTATTGGTGTGATACAGAATTAATAATAGGTGGAGACATTGATATCGAAGAAGATATGAGTGGCTATCCTGAGTTTTCTGTGATGACTAATTTATCTTGCCCTAAATGTTTTTCAGAGGTAGAAGTATTGAAAAAGAGAGATGCCTTCGATTGAAATACCTAATATTGAAATTAAAGAAATATATATTCCAGATGTTCCAGAAATATATAGTCCACATTATATTGAGATAGCAAAACCACCTGAGATTGATGTTCCTGGTTGTACTTATCAGCATCGAGATATAAAAAACACTGGTAATCGTAATTTATTATTAGACGATCCTAATGGAGTATATACAACGTGTGATGTACCATTTCCTAGTTTTGTTCCTCTTGACTATACACCTGAGAATCTTGTCATTACAGAAGAAGTTCCTACAAATAATGAAACCCCACCTTTACCAGAAACAACAACTCCAGAGATACCAGAAATACCAAAAGAAAAAGATATTGAACTAGAGCCTTGTCCTGGTAAAAACAATCAAAGAGTAGGAGACTTTCGTAACGAAAAACGATTGGAACGTGTCATTGGACATGAAAGAGGTGATGATGGGATTGAGTGCATCACTTTATATGAAAACGTTCCTTTTGTGGATCAATACATCCCAGAACCGAGCACTATTGTTTCTACTGCTGTTATTGGCCTTGTGGCTGCGAGTAGCCCTCTTATTCTCAATATAATCAAACCAGCGATTAAAAATATCGTGAAAAAACTAACAAAGAAAAAAGATACTTAAGCTGCTTGGCTACCAACAACAAATACAGGTTGATACCATCTCATTTTTCTTTCTTTTCTGTTTTTACCTTTTAAAACAGTATGCCAATGACCTCTTCTCCAGTGAGGTTTTACTTTTCTTGTTTGACCAGATATAATAAAATCCTCTTCATTTATTTTTGGTTTCAACTTTATTACTCTGCGTGTAAAATCTTTTCCAACCCAAGATATAGCACTTGGTTTGATTGGTGATTGTGGTTTATATTTTTTCGGTAAAGGTATTACTTTTGAAGGTATATATTCTTCTGTAATTATGTCTGGTTGTTGATTCATTAACAGAAGTAAATTAACAACTGTATGAAATTGATCTTCAAAACATCCTATCTCTTCTTCAGAATATGGATCTTTACGAAGTTTATTCATTTCAGAAAATTTTGGCATTTTTAAATCTTTCCAACTAAATGCAAAATAAAGAATTTTATCAGGATCTATCACAAAGTTCACATATACATCATGTATTTTTGAAAAACTTTCTGGTTCTTCATCTAACTTACTACCTTTTAATGACCATTTATGACACTCAATAAAAGAATATTTTATACGATTTACATTATTTGAATTTAATAAAAAGAAACTAGGATTAACTATATTAGGTCTTTCAGATAATTTTAGATTGTCAATATTAGTATTTATCAGAGAATTACATAGATCATCTTTTAAATAGTAAGCTGGTGAATTGTATATATATTGTTGATTTCTATATGAACAATTAATGTGTTCTCTTGCTAGGTCTTGCCAGGAATAAAAGTTTTGTGGAGATTTATATTTGTATAAAAATTGTCCTCTCGTAATTTTAGCTTTCTCAACTTTTTTTATAACTTTTTCTTCTATTTGTTCTTTTTTACGTCTTTCAGCAAAAGCAGCACTTAGATCTTTTCTTCTTTTTTGATTATTAATTTTAGGTAATTCATTTGGATCATTTACAGTAATCCATTTATCTCCTACTTTCATTTTAAGATTTCCTGTATTTGGATGAATCCATAAATCTCCTTCTTTAGCATCACCTCTACGTTCAACTATTTTTCTTTCGTTTTTTTCTTCTTTAACAATATAAAGATTGTCGTCTTTCGTGTTAAAAAACAATTCACCTTTTTTACCCCAAGCAGATTTATTTTTACGATTTTTTATTTCTGGATTATCACGTTTAAACATACCGCCTTTTTTTTTGTATTCTCTTCTTATCCAAGCGTTTGCATAAGCTGAAGGATATACCTTAAATTTTCTTTTTGCTTCTTTTTTTATTCTTTTTAGTAATGACTCATTTTGACATTTACCTTCAAAAACTTTGAATTTTAATGCAGCTTCATATTCTACTTTTGATAATTTTCTTCCTTTATCAAATTTAGCTGGTTTTACCATTGGAAGGTTTGTTTATATAATTGTTATATTAGAAGTATATAATATTTATGTCAATTAGACATCATAATTAGTGCATAATTAAAACATTTGATATAATAAATACAAGCCGTGAGACTTGGCTTAAGTAGATAAGTTACTTGGAAGGGGCTTATCTACTTTTTATTGTGTATAATTAAAAAACCCTATTCGACAAGGCAATGGATGGGGCGTCTAGGTGGGCAAGTCTAACCGTGCTTGCCTACTGCTTTAATTTATGAGTATGTGGGATAACTTGATTTGGTGGGATAGTAACAACAATATCTTCACAAGTAACAGCACTAGGAGTGTTAGGTTTGAAGGTGACACCTAATTTTGCCTGTTTTGCACACATCTCCAAACGATAGAGGCTGATTTCCATTTTAGTTTTCTTTATTAATAATTTTTGAGCTTCAATATTTACTGCTGTTGCTTCATGGCAAAGAGCAGGAGATTTTCCGAGTGGAATATTTAACTGCATACTAATTCCATAATTTAGATTAAAATTTTCTTTTTCAAATCTAGGAGTTTCTTGAACATACTTTATCTCACCAGTATTCTCGTCATAGATATTTTGTCTGGTAACAGTTTCTCTAGGTAAAGAAAATGTATGAGAATCAGTTACATACGGAGTTATTGTAAGACTAGGAGAGGCACAGACAATACCCTGACTCATTTTGAAAGAAGGCATAGCTGATGGAGTTATCATTGTTGCGTTATTATTTACAACACCTTGAGCATTTGAGCTAGGACTTGCAACTGTTGTATTAGCTAAAACCCTTGCAGGGCAAAGAATTATAGCTATTGCCCAAAGGTAGTTGTAGTTTCTACGGTAGTTGTTGTGTTTATTGTTCTTGTTATTGTGGTTACTGTGTCTAACCCTGGTGTGATTAGAGTTTCTTGAAGAGAAAAGGCCGATCCTGGAGTTACCACTTTCCATCTTGGAACTGCCTCTAAGTTTGGTGAAGTCCAACTAAAACTTACCCCTCCAACTGTTTGTTCTGTAAGAGTTGTAGCTGTAGGGTTGATATATCCATTAAGATCGGAACTTTCAATATTATGTCCTGACGCAGAATATGAGTATCCTGTTCGATACTGATGACTTGTAATGGTTTCATTTATTACTGATTCTGAAGTGCTTGAAGTCTGACTCGAACCACTACGAAATTGTGGCACAATAGGAACAGCAAGTGTTCTTATTGGACATAATAGTAAAACTAATAACCAAAGTCTAGTCAATCGTAATACGGACAGTAGTAGAGCCAATACAACTTGTTCCACTACCCCCTGCCGTACAAGTATGTATTCCTGATGAAACAGAAGTCAATGCAAGTGATCCTGCTGTACCTCCTGAGATAACAGTAGTTTGACCGCCAAGTACAGGGAGACTTGCAATTCCACTTGATGGAGTAATTGCAGTTTGTGTTCCGTCACCAGCTTGATAACTTTCTGATAGAGAAAACGCTGATCCAGCAGTTGTTACTGTTTTATTTGTGTGCATTGCGTTTGGTGCTCCATTATTTCCGAAACTACCAAGATTTAATCCACCGATTCCATTAGTAACAACATTATCTCCTGTTCCTGTTGAAGTTGTAATATTGTTTCCGCTTATGCTGTAACTCGATGGGGCTGCATTTGTAATTACATAAGGAGAATCAATAGAAATCTGTGCAGAGGTTACAAATTCCTGTTTGATATTAGCGTAGACAGGTGTTGTTGCTAACAATAATAACGGAAGTAGCTTTTTCATTTTTTAGGTTTTGGGTCGATTACTTCAGCACCTTCTATTTTAATAGGTGTTATTACCCTTATAGTCTGAACCATACCTTCATTTTCTGCAACTTTACTGTCTTTCTCACTACGTTTCTTCGATCCTTCCAAACCGAATGTTGCGAGTGCTCCCGTCAGAAGCGAAGCAGGGAACGTGATGTCTTTGGGTTCTGAACTGTATCCTGGGATCGAGATGTAATTTAATGTGACTATGAAACCACTCCAAACAACAACACCTAATCTGACAAAAAGACTAATAATTGCTAGTTGTTCTTCTTTGTCATCTAAGCCTTCCTTAAGTTTCTGAAAGGCATTTTTTTTCTTTTCTTCAACCATGAGACAAAATTTTAGGCATACTAAACATAACTATAGCTTAAATTCATGCCTGAGATATATGCAGCCTTAATAGGAGCAGCAGCTACGGCCTTTGTTATGGTTTTATCGAACATAAGTAATAGAAGAGATAGAGATATTGTTGAATTGTTTAGCCGAATAAATAGATTAGAAAGAGCCGTAAGTCGTATGGAAGGTCAAAAGGACTAATCTTTGGTATGTTTGGGTAAGAACATACAAACTTATGTCTAAATTTTTAATCAATTTGTTTATCAGATTTGGTAAATCTGAATCTCTTCGTAAAGCTGCTTTGAATCTTTTAAAAGACCTTGCACAGAAATCAGACAATGATGTTGATGATGCAATCGTCAAGATGATTGAAGAAAAACTGTTTCCAGTAAAATGAAAATTACTAAATTTCTCAACATAGATATTGAGCCAGCCCCTCCAGAAATGGAATTAGAAGTCGAAATGCAATGTAGAGAAATTATGAAGTCTGATGATTTAGACAACATAAAAAGATATTGCACACATATGGTCAGAAAGAAATTTGATCAAGATGTCTTTATGGCTTCAATGTTGAATAGATTGATCGAACTTGAAGCTAATGCTGTTGTAAAAGAATTAAGAAAAAGAAAACCAATAAATCCTATCGCAAAGTTTTTTCGTACTCGTCAAGCTCCTCGTCAGTAAAATCTCTGATAAATAATTTATCAATCTTGTCAATTTCATAATTAAATTTAAGGATTGCAGTTCTTATATGTTCTGTAACCCAACGACCTTCATCATAAACTACTTGAGCTTTGCCATTTTCTTTGATAAAAACATAATGATCTTGCCCTTTCATTTGAATTTCCAGGAAATTTTTTTCTAAGTTTTTACGTCTTATTTGTTTAAGTTTGCGTAACTTTTCTACTGATTTTCTTACTGGTGTCATTTTTTATAGTCTGAAGGAGGAGGTGTAAGCCAGTAGCGTACACCATTTATTATTTTAAAGTGAATATTAAGGTTAGGATCTTTAACTAAATATTCATCTTTGGGTTTAGAAAGGTAACTCTTCATTTACTCCTGTGTTAATCTTCTGTGGATTAATGTTGCCAAATACTCCGTATGGGCCATCCATCGCTTTAGAGAAGATTTGTACACACTGAGTTTTAACTTTTTCTTTTTTGGCAAAGTCATATACTTCTCCTTCTTTTGCTTTTGTGTT